GGCATCCTCGAGTCCGCGAACGTCTGCGGGTTCCGGGGATTCGCCACCAACCAGATCACCGCCGGGTACATGTTCTTCGGCGACTTCTCGCAGGTGCTGATCGGCGAGTGGGGCGTCCTCGAACTCCTGGTGGACCCGTACACCGAGGGCAAGACCGGGATCATCAACGTCATCGCCTTCCAGACGGTGGACGTCGCCGTCCGGTACGCGGCGGCGTTCTCGTACTCGACCAGCGTCACCGCCCCGGCGTAATACCGCAGTAAACCGCCAACGGGGGCCGGAGTCCATCCCGGCCCCCTTCTCGAATCAGGAGGTACTCGACGTGAAAAGATACATGATCTTCGCAGGGATCCTCGTCCTTGCCGTCGCGACGGTCGCATTCGCGGCGGATCTTCGCTCCAACATCGTCGTGAAGCGCACGGTGGATCCGGTGTCCACCAGCAACAACGACAACTCCGTGGGCCAGATAGTGGACCGCCTCGGATACCGGTCGGTCACGTTCGTCATCGTCACCGGCAGCGTGGCGGATTCGGACGCCACCCTGACGCCGACGATCCACGAATGCGACGCGGCCAACTGCTCCGATGCCGCCGTTGCGACTGGCTTCGTGGGGACCATCGCTGGTGCGACCTTCGCGGCGACGGACGACAACACCGTAAAGACCATCGGATACACCGGCGGGAAGCGATACGTCCGCCTGACGCTCACCCCGGCGAACAACACGGGTGCCCTCCTGCATTCGGCGGTTACGATCCTCGGGCATCCCCGCACGGGTCCGACGACGCAATGATCGACTTCGGCATCGACGCCTTCCTGTCCACGGACATCTTCGGCCAGGAGGCGTTCTACAAGAGCGCGGACGGGATCTCCAGGACGATCAACGTCGTCCTGGAGACTCCCTACTCTGCTCCGGAAGGTACGGGAATCGTCGGCGTGTCCGACGTTGCTACGACCGCCCTCTGCAAGACGGCGGACGTGGAGGATGCCGTGCGGGGAGACACCCTCCACATCGGAGACGTCACCTACACCGTCACGGAAACGATGCCGGACGGCGACGGATTCACCACGCTGAGGCTGTCGAAGGAATGACATGACCATCCTCCGCCAGGACATCATGAGCGCCGTCAAGACCCGTATGCAGTCGATCCTGACGACGGGCAATTACTACACGAACCTCGGCAGCAACGTCGTCACCGGGCGTCCGCGACTGATCGGGCCTGACGGGGCGATAGGATCCGCCGTCGTGGAGGCATCGGAGTTGCCCTGCATCCTCGTACGCGACCCGATCGACGAGATAGCAAACATCACCTTAGGCGGTGCCCAGCAGCATCGAATCTCCGTGGAACTGGAGATCCGGTGCGAGGGCGGATCGGATACGGACGAGGACTTGCGGAAGATGATCGCGGACGTCTACAAGGCCATCGGCACGGACACGAAGTGGTCGAACCTCGCGATGAACACCACTCCGGTATCGGACGAATCAACCATCCTGCAAGGCGACAAGATCATCGGGGCGGCGCTCATCCGCATCAACATCGCATTCATCACCGGCCCCTGGGCCGAATCGTAAGGAGGCAGAAATGGCAAGCAACGCGCAGAACGCCCAGGGGACGACCCTGCAAATATCCAGCACGGCGGGTGCGGCGAAGACGATCACGGCGATGACCCTCTCCAACCCGACCATCCTGACGTCCGTCGCGCATGGACTGGTGGCGGGGGACGTCGTGACGCTGGCGAACTTCGCCGGTACGGACGCCGCGACGATCAACGCAAAGGTGAAGGCGATCCACAGCGTCACCACCGACACGTTCGCCGTGGACATCGACACCACGGGACTGACCATCACCGACAACACGGACGCGGCGACCGCGACTCCGGTGGCGTGGACGACGGTCGGCGAGGTGGTGGACGGGGACGGGTTCACCGGCACGTCCGCCGTAATCGACAAGACGAACCTCGCGTCTACGGCGAAGGAGAAGAGCGTCGGCCTGCAGGACTTTGGGTCGCTGACGCTGAACCTGCAGATCTACGACTCCGACGCTGGGCAGAGCGCCATGAAGACCTCGAAGGCGAACCAGACGCAGAAGAACTTCAAGTTGACCTATCCGGACGCCACCACGCGGACGTTCGCCGGGTACGTCATGTCGTTCACGGAGAAGTTCGGCGTCGATCAGATCGTCACCGGCACGACCGAGATCATGATCGACGGCGACGTCACCTACGCATAAGGGGGATTGATGCTCACGGCATCCGATTACCGCAAGCGACTTCGGAAGGTGATAACCCTTCCCTCCGGCGGGGAGGTGGAGATCCGGAAACTGTCCGCGTCGGATTTTCTCTCCGCCGGGGAGATACCGCTGGCGTTCCGGGAGGCCATCCGCAGTTCGGACAAGGCGGCGGCGGAAGCGGTCATGGTGGCGGATCCCGGACTGGCGAAGCGTATCAACAACGCCGTGCTCGTCAACGGCGTCGTATCCCTGAAGTTCGTGGACAAGCCCCCGAGGGAGTGCGCGGACGACGAACTGTCCATCCACGAGATCGACCCGGAGGATCACAACTTCATCATCGACGCGATCTCGGCGTTGAATAACTTGAAGCCGGAGGCAGGCGTATCCATCCGCAGGTTTCCTGACGAACCAGGTACTGCAGGTGACGGTGGACGCGATGGCGGTGCGGTACGGGAAATTGCCTTCGGAAATACTATCTCTCGATCTTGACGAGTTTTCCCTAAACAGCACGATCTTCTCCATCGGCACGAAGTACGAGGCGTCGGTCAAGAAGGGGCACCCGATGGTGCTGACGACCTCCGCAGAGGACGGGATGGAACTGCCCGCGAAACTGGACGCCATCCTCGGCAGGGTGGCGGGGAAAAGAACGAAGCGTCCGGGGAGGAAATAATTGGCGAACATCGTCGAGTTGATTATTCGAGGGAACGACCAATCCGCTCGTGCCATCGCCTCCTCCGTCAAGAACCTGGAGGGGATGAATTCCGTCATCGGTTCATTGTCCCGCAATCTTGCGGGGATCGTATCGGTGGGGTCGCTTGTCGCCCTCGGCAGGTCCGCCATCCAACTCGGAAGCGACTTGAATGACGCCTCCCAGAAGTTCGGCGTCGCCGCGTCCGAACTCTCCAAACTGCAATTCGTCGCCAAGATGTCCGGGGTGGAACTCGAGGACTTGGGCGGTGCCTTCAAGTTCATGGCGAAGGCCATCGCGGAGTCCGAAAACCCCACCTCCGACGCCGCCATCGCGTTCAAGGCGATGGGCATCGGCATGGAGGATCTGCGCAAGAAATCCCCCAACGAACTGTTCATGACGCTCGCCGACCGCTTCTCCGAGATGAAGGACGGTGCGAACAAGACCGCGCTGGCGATGGCGATCTTCGGCAGGAGCGGTGCGAATATCCTGCCGGTCCTGCGGGATGGCGCTGCTGGCATCCAGAAGTTGAAGGACGAAGCGGTCAAGATGGGCGCGGCCCTGACCGAGGAGCAGATAAAGAAACTCGACGACTACGGCGACAGGATCGACGCGATCGGATTGGCGGCGAAGACCACCGCCGGGAAGTTGACGATCGACCTAGTGGATGGGCTGAAGGCGTTGTGGGACGGGGTGGAGAAGTACGGTCCCCGCATCGAGGCGTTCTACGCAAGGGTGTTCGGAGGGGAAGTATCGGAAAAGTCGCGTGGCATCAAGTCGGGTAAGATCGCGGACATCCTCGTACCGAATCCGGAACCGCCCACCAAGATCGAACCGCCGAACAGCGAGGCGATCAAGAAGGCGAACGCGGATCGGAAGAAACTCGAGGAGGATTACCAAAAGAGGCAGTTGAAACTCCTGCAGGAACGCGCTGATGTCCTTCAGGACTTCTACGGAGACGCGGCGGAACTCGCCAAGATCGCCGGAGAGGAGGACATCAAGCGGGGCGAGGCCGCGATAAAGATCGAGAAGGATCGTCTGAAATACGCCGAGGAACTGCGCGGCACGATGGACATGATGAGCCTGGCATACGACCCCGAGATGGATCTCGTCGAGGGGATGCAGGAATTGGGCAAGGTGACGACGGAGGTGTCGCCGCTCGTACAGCGGATGATGGACGAGTGGTATCAGAAGACGCAGGCGATGGCCGCACTGTATGACACCGTTTTCCGTGGAGAGGACGGACTGTTTGCGGACATGGCGTACACCGCCATCGGCGCGTTCAATGCCATGACGGACGCCCTGGTCAACTTCGTTATGACCGGCAAGAACAACTTCCGCGACTTCGCAAACTCGGTTATCGCCGACATCATGCGGATCGCCGTCCGCCAGGCCATCGTGCAACCGATCGCGCAGGGACTGATGGGGGCGTTCGGATTCGCTACCGCCCCTCCCCGCGCCCTCGGAGGTCCGGTGTCCGGGGGATCCGCCTACCTGGTCGGCGAGCGCGGTCCTGAACTGTTCGTGCCATCGACTTCCGGGAGCATCGTTCCAAATGGCGGATCCGGCAACGTCACCGTGAACATCCGCAACGAAGGCGGGGAGAAGGTCATGGCGAAGTCTGCGTCGGCATCGTTCGATTTGAGCGGCACCGTGATCGACATCGTGCTGGACGGGTTGAACCGTAATGTCCATGGGCTGCGTACCGCCCTCGGGGGAGCATGATGATCCGCAGATGGATTGTGAAATATATCGCCCGTGCGGTTCAGGAAGCCATAGCCCGCAATGTCCTTGGTATACGTTCCGTTATCTACGAATATCATCCAGAGGAACGATAGATGGCCTGGCCGAGCATCGCTGCCCCGACGTACACGACCGGCGGGGAGACGTATCTGCCGCAACTCCGAACGGAGTTCGAGGGAGGCTATGTGCAATCGCGCCCGCGCTGTACCCGCGCGACCCGC